GGACCACGAGAAGAAGCAATCGGAGCTGGAGCTGATCCTGGCGGAGGGCTACAAGCCGTCGGCCGTGCCGCCCGGCCTGAAGCCTGGCCAGACGATCCGGACCTATCAGGGACAGGCGATTGACCTCCTGCTGGCGTCGACCGGCCTCCTGCTCGGCGATGAAGTCGGCCTCGGGAAGACCTATGTCACCGCGGGCGCCTGCCTCCAGCCGGGCACGCTGCCCGCCGCGGTCGTCGTCCAGACGCACCTGCAGAAGCAATGGGCGAAGAAAATCGGGGAGTTCACTGAGCTCCGAACCCATATCATCAAGGGGACGAAGCCCTATCCGCTGCCGGAAGCGGACATCTACCTGTTCCGCTACAGCCAGCTCGTGGGCTGGATCGACACCTTCGAGACGGCTGGCTTCAAGCTGGTCGCCTATGACGAAGTCCAAGAGCTGCGGACCGGCACGTCATCGCAGAAGGGCGCCGCGGCCGCGCGTCTCTCGGCCTGCGCGACCTACCGCCTGGGCCTGACGGCGACGCCGATCATGGGCTACGGCGTCGAAATCTGGAACGTCATGCGCTTCATCGACCGGGCGGTGCTCGGCGATTGGGGAGACTTCACGCGCGAGTGGTGCGGCGCCGGGAGCGGCGACAAGTTCACCCTGAAGGATCCCAACGCCCTCGGCTCGTATCTGCGCTCTGAGCACGTCTTCCTCCGCCGGACGAAGCATGACGTTGGCCAGTTCATGCCGCCGATCAACCGCATCATCGAGACGATCGAATACGACACCAAGGCGGTCGAAGCGGTCGAGGCGCTGGCGACGGCGCTGGCGATCAGGGCGACGACGGGGACGTTCTTCGAGCAAGGCCAGGCCGCACGCGAGCTCGATATCATGATGCGCCAGACGACGGGCGTCGCGAAGGCGAAGGCGGTCGCGGCCTATGCGCGAATCATCGTCGAAGGGGGGACGCCGATCGTCCTCGTGGGCTGGCACCGAGAAGTCTACTCGATCTGGCTGAAGGCGCTGAGCGACCTGGCGCCTGCGATGTATACCGGCTCGGAGTCGACGGCGCAGAAGAACGCCTCGATCGACCGGTTCATGTCCGGCGAGACTGACATCCTGATCCTGTCGCTGCGCTCCGGCGCCGGTATCGACGGCCTGCAGCACCGCTGCTCGACCATGCTCTTCGGCGAGCTGGACTGGTCTCCCGGTATCCACCACCAATGCCTCGGCCGCCTCGATCGCGAAGGCCAGACGGAACCGGTGACCGGCATCTTCCTCGTGGTCGACGACGGGTCCGACCCGCCGATGATGGAAGTCCTCGGCATCAAGGCGTCTGAGGCCGCGGCGGTCGTTGACCCGACGCTCGGCGTGCAGGCCGTCCATTCGGACCCGTCCAAGCTGAAGGGCCTGGTCGAACGCTATCTTCACAAGCGCCAACGCATCAACGCCGCTACGATGGCTGAGGCTGACCGCCTGGTGGCGTTGAACAGTCCGGCCGATGTCGCGCCGGTCCAAGAGGAGCTGTTCGCATGAAGAGGGCCAGCGGCGGCCGCATCCCGCCCGAAATCGAGAGGGAAATCCTCGACGCTATCCGCGAGCATCTGCCGAAGCTCGAAGAGGGCATCGTGGCGGACTGGTCTGCCGTGCGCGAGCGGTGGCCGTCCATCATCGGGCCGCCGACGGCCAAGGGGCCCGGTAACGCGTCGACGGACCGGCGGTTCTTCCGCTGGGTCAAAAAGGTGCGCGATCCGGATTATAATCCGACTGAGGCGAGGGCGATCGCCGCCCTGCCCGCCGTACCTTCCGTCGGCGAGATGATCCGCATCTCCAAGGACTCGAACGGGGAGTTCGATGTGCTGGGGATGCTGCGCCAGCTGCTCACGGATGCGGGGATGTGGCGCGCCTATGCGGTGAAGTTCGACGAAAATGGCGTCGAGAGCATCAAGAACCCCGTCTACTTCGACACGTCGTTCAAGCGCCGCCTCGACCTGATCCACGCCTACATCGCCGTCTATCAGGAGATTTACGACCTGAGGCAGATGCAGGTGTTCTTCGACGAAATCATCGACATCATCGCGGTGGAGATTTCCCCGGGCAATCCTGAAGTGTCGAAGCGCGTCCTGGATCGCCTTCGCCAGCTGAAGGAACGGCGTGAAGAGGTTCGGCCAGTGGAATCGTGACGCCATGGTCCGGCCATGACCTCCCGACGTTCAGGTCGCTCTGGTGGGCGGCGTCCCGCTCCTATGGCTGCTCTGGACAACGCGATTTTCGTGATTGAGGAGCGCTCGGGCTTCACGATCGACAAAAACACGCTCATCCCCGCGGATATGACGTTCCGCCAGTGGGCGGAGAAGCTGGGTCGAGACGGGATGAAGGTCGACGGGAAACCGTTCTCGCTCGACGACCGCCCGGCCATGGCCTGGATTTACGATCAGGTGCCGTCGACCGTCGACGAATCGTTCCGATACACGCTCATCCTCATGAAGTGCGCCCAGGTGGGGTTCACGGTGATGGAGATGCTGGCCGTCATCTACATGGGCCTGAAGTTCGGACCGGCGACGGTCGGCATGTTCCTCCCGGACATGAACCTGGCCGGGCTGAAGTCGTCGGAACGCTTCATGCCGATCGTCCGGAGCGTGCCGGACGTGCACGCCCGCATGACGATGGACACCGGCGACGGCCGCGGCACAACGAAGGGCGAAGGCAACGTCCGGAACCGGCGCATCAACAAGAGCCTGTTCGTCTTCAGCTGGACCTCAGGCAAGGCCACGACCGAGTCCATCCCCATGGACATCCTGAGCTTCGACGAAGTGCAGGAGATGACCCTGGAGCAAATGGAAAAGACGCGTGAGCGCCTGTCGGCGAGCCGCGTCCGCTTCACGCTCATGGGGTCAACGGCAAACTGGCCCGATCAGGACATCCACCACTGGTATAAGCAGGGGACGCGACACAAGTTCCACACCGAATGTCCGACGTGCGGGAAGAAGAAGCCGCTCGACGACTACTTCCCGAAGTGCATCAAGCGGGACACCGAACGCCATATCTACCGCTACGCCTGCGAAGACGGCCACTGGATTGAAGACCCGCAAATCGGCGAGTGGATCGCTGAGTGCCCGGATGCGGACCCTGGCCCGCAACCGGGCGTGCCGTGGCGCGAGCGTGAGCCGCGCATGGTCTCGATCCACTTCCCTCAGTTCCTGTCGCCGGACATGTCGCCGGGCGAAATCATCTTCGCCTATCACAACGCGACGGACCTGAAAAACTTCTACAATCGGAAGCTCGGCAAGCCGTTCCTGGATCCTTCGCTCGTGCCCGTGACGATGGAGCACCTGGCGGAGTGCGTCGCCGCGGGCAAGCTGGCTGGCGTCCAGTGGAAGGACAAGGCGCGCGGGACGTTCATGGGGATCGACCAGATGGGCCGGTTCAACGTCGTCGTCGTGAAGGAACGCCTGCCCGACGGGCGCCAGGCCGTGATCCACGTCGAAGAAATCTACGACGACGATCCGTTCATGCGGAGCTCGGAGCTGATGGACCGCTTCGGCGTCCAATGCTGCGTGGTGGAAATCAACCCCAACTACAACGACGCGAAGCGCTTCTCGCAGCGCCATCTCGGCAAGGTGTTCCTGGCGGAGAGCTTCGGCAAGGTCGCGGAAGGGATGATCGAGTGGGGCGACACGTTCAAGCTGGACGCGTCGGAGAAGCGGACGGCGGAGGAAGCCCGCGACCGCTACACGCTGCGCATGGACCAATACAAGTGCATGCAGACCTCCATGGCCCGCATCACCGGGACCACCTGCCTCTTCCCTGACCCGCAAGGCCTGATCCAGGACGTGAACGAGAAGGGCGGGGTAGAGACGGTGGCGGTGCTGCCGCGGGCGTTCTTCCACTTCACGAAAACGGCCTTGGTGGCCGAAAAAGACGAAGAGACGAACCAATATAAACGATCTGTTAAGAAAGTCGGGGTGGATCCCCACTTTAGTTACGCGAATATGCTTTGCGACGTGGCTTGGGCCCGGGCCTATGGCACGTCGACCTTCATCCTCCCGGATTCGGGAGCGACCGAAATGAGCGAGGTTCAGGAACAGCTCGCGGAGTCGATGCCTGGCCTGCCGTCGCACGTCGTGGCGATGGTCGGAGAAATGACCGCTGACACCTGCGGCGCCTGTGTCGAGTTCGACGTGGATAGCGGCCGCTGCAACGCCCGCGGCTTCATGGTCTCTCCCAAAGACCCGGCGTGCGATTTTTACACCCGTGACGAGTCGTCGTGACGAAAGGCTGTGCAGCGTCGGGGGCTTATCCCTCGGCGCCGCTCGGTTCCAGTCATGCCTCAGCCGCCAATCCCAGACGATGCTTCTCAACTCCGAAAAGACACGATAGAGGAAGCGCTTCGCGAAGGGTTCGCGCCGCAAGGCTCGGCTGGGGCCAAGCGGTCTGCCGTGGCTGAAGCCGCCGATCGTCTCGGCGTCAAGCGGACCACGATGCAATCATGGGTCGGAACCCAGGAACGCCGCGCGGCCGCTGGCGAATCGCACTTCCTGCCCGACTGGACCTGGCATCGCCGCGGCGATCTGGAGACCGTGTCGTCGGCCAACCTGTCGCCGGTAACGCCGCGGTCGGTGGCCTTCCGCCGCTTCATCCTGACGGGCGCTCAGGACGACACCGAAGTCAACCTGCCGTTCTGGGAAAACCTCCTCGCCTACGCGAAGGACATCGGCGCCGAAGTCATGGTCGGCGGGTTCACCTATCAGAAGGGCCTCTTCGAGGATCACGCCTCGCGCTCGGCCGTGTTTGCTGAGGCGGTCCGTCCGTTCCTGCACCACGAAAACGTCATGTGCGGGCCGCTGATGTTCGCGGCGCGCATGAACACCCTGCCGACGGCCGTCCGCCCGCTGTCCGGTCTGGACACCTACACGCGCGGCGCTTGGGGCGTCTTCCCGCACGCCAAGATTCAGATGATCAGCGTCCCGGCCCTGCCCGGGAAGCATCCGGCGATGATCATGACCACGGGCGCCTGCACCGTGGCCAACTACATCGAGAAGAAGGCGGGCATCAAGGCGGAGTTCCACCACCAAATCGGCGCGACGCTGGTCGAGCTGGACTCGGCGGGCCGGACCTTCTGCCGCCAGCTGACGGCCGCGGAAGACGGCTCGTTCCAGGACTTGGACGCGATCGCCCGCGGCGGCCGGGTCACGCGGGGACACCGGGTCGAGGGGATCACCTGGGGCGACATCCATCGGGAGCAAATCG